TCCTGGGCCATGTTAGATACTCGCTAGTGTGATCTTTTTCCATATCACTGTTGAACCATCATAGTTCGCAGTGCATACATATAAATTTGTTGCGTCCCAACTGATTGAACCTGCCACGTCACCCGTGTTTCCCACAGCGGTGGCGGTTTTCGTGGTCTTGATCACAAGCCTGTCTGCTTCTATCTGCACCTGTCCTGTGCCGTTTGGATCTAGAATTATGTTTCCGTTTGTGTCAGCACTCAACAGGGTGTTGCCCGACATCTGTAAATCACCTGCCAACTCAGCGAAATTGCTGTTGACCTTGGTCATTGCTGTACGTAGGGTATCGCCCGTTGCAGGATTTCCTGCTGTTCCTGTGTCTATCGTTAATCTTGCCATAATGTGTTATTCGTATTTATTAAATAGTAATATGTTCATAGAAACCCTAAAGACGATGAAGTTGTACAAGAGGGAGAGCAAACTAGGCACCATGCACAACTACCACAGGAAGAACCTTATCTATGTGTTCAAGTGCGACGCCTGTTCTGAGACATTTATGAGGCCCAAGAGCAAGGTGGATCCTGAACGTGCCTCAAACGATTACAAGCACGTGTGTAGTAAATGTGATTCCAAGAAGTTCGCTCAACAGGTTGGGGTCAAGATGCGTCGGGTGTATCAGTTGGACGCCAGCAGTACCAAGACCCTATAACTGTTTCCATCGTATGTCATCACGAGAACCCGTGATCCATCTCTGTAGGTCAGCGTATATGCCACACTTTATATTTGGTTGATCGAAGTACCAACGCAGGAACGGATTACCATCAAGGTATTCTTTACGGTTGATGAAGTGGAAGTTTGTTTGAGGGAACTTACGGAAAGTCTGCCTCAGTTGGTACATCCATTCGTACTTGAGGTAGGCCTTCATGCTTTCGCGTCCTGGATAGTTTTTGGAGTCCTTGTATATGTTGTTCTGTATCCTGCTGGGCGTGTCCATTTCCCACTGCTGGGCACCCATTATGTCGAAGGACAAGATCACCACATGTTTGATTCCAGATTCAGCCGCCATCAATACCGCACTGCAACCAGAGCCTCTGGCCATGGAGAAATCCCTTGTCTTGATCTTTCCGCCCTTCTTGGTGTTGCCACCCCGCCATATCCTGTATATCTTCAGTCCATCGGGCACGTCTGTTTCTTTGTCACCGTCACAGATGTAGTTCCACGTGCTGATGTCATCTGGACCGTGTATGCTGGGTGACTCCTTGCCGTCGTTGTGCCATTGTGATAGTTCTTCAAACATTTCAGGACTGACACCCACTATGTGATCACAAAGTTTGGGATGATCCCTATATATTGCGTTACAACCATATATGGTTCCATGTCCTTTTAGGTTGTCTATTGGAAAAATATTTCTTGATTCACCGTTGCCTATTATGAAAGCGGTATCCATTATATGCCAAACGATTCTCCACAGCCACACGAGCTCGAACTGTTGGGATTGGATATCTCGAACTGTGAGCCAAAGGTCTCCTCCACCCAGTCGATCTTGGTGCCCATGACATACAACAATGAGGTCTCGTCCACCACGAATCTTCCCGTACCCCAGTCTTCCACGTGGTCGCCTTCAGCAACATTTTCTTTGGTATCAGCGAATCCCCAGTCGTACTTGAATCCTGCACATCCTCCACCCAGCACCGCCAGGCTCACAGCGTACTTGCCTGTGTTCTTCTCGAGTAATCTCTCTATCTGTGCTTTTGCACTGTCTGTTATTTCAAATGGTTTCATACTAGTAATTATGCTTATTTCCTACCACTGTTTTGTATTCCCACCGCCATCCAGAATCTCGTGGCATCTCGTTTGATTTCAAAGCTCATGTAGGCGTTCTGGTCCTCCCAGTGGTTTGCAGGATTCTCTATCTCCCCCGCAGGTTCGAACCACCAACCCCATCTGCCTTCACAGTTGAGCTGACACCACTCTATGCACTCGGCCATGACGCCGTTGCTGTTCATGTCAACGTTGAACTCGAACTGTTGCATGTAACCACAGTCCTCGGGAACCTCGTCCATCCTTGGACTGGTCCTCTTCACTTTCACCTTGCCGTACGTTGTCATCATTTCCAATTCTTTATCACCCACTCGTCTGCACTCTCCATGGGGTTGGGTGAACCGTGGAACACCGCCACCTTGTTGCCTGGTTCTACCTTGCAAGGCTCACGGAACCATTTCTTACCATCCTTGGTCAGCAGTTTGGTGTCCTTGAGTCCTATCATCTCCCACTTGTATGATCTTATCCATTCGTCCGGGAACCACGTAATGTCATCCTTGGCCCTCTTGGTTATCCAGTCCTGGTCTCCGTGATTCTGTTGCATGATCTGTGATGACCTGTCCTTGAACTCGTTCCACAGGTAGTCCATTGTGCCGGCCTCCCAACGCATACAGCTGGAGTTCGACAGTTTCCAATCCTTGACCCTGCACCTGTTGAAGTCCCTTATGATGTTGAACCGGCCTGGATTTGTAAACAAGGGATCTATGTTGTCAAAGATGACCACATCCAGATCGAAGAACAATATGTTACCTTTCAACGGCATCTCGGGTGCGAACATCCACAACTTGCTCCACCATGATTTGATCCATGGGTCATTGGGCAGTTTGATCACATTGATATCCGTATCTAATCCATTGGGGTCATCGGTCAGGCAATGGAACTGGTACGGCACAGTGGTGTGTCGTTTGACCATGCTGTTGAGTACATTGGCGTATTTAGAAATGTATTTGTTGCCCCACTTAACGCATACCACGTGATTCGTATCCACTCTTCAATCCCTCCATCTGTATTTGTTTCCAGTCCTTGCTTTCTAACGTGTATGGAAAGTCACAGCTATGAATATCATTACCTCTAATTGTAATATTCTTTATATTTAAATGGTCTTTCATGATGTCATAGATCTTAGTGAAAGAACAATTCTGAAAAGATGTCTCTAGGTCTACTTGTCCTATCTTGATATACCCTAGAGCCAGTTTAGGATCTTCCCAGTTATATTTGTTCTCTTCTAGCCATTTTCTAAAATTATTCATTTCTTCTTTTTTAAAATCATGCGTTTCTTCTGTTATAGTATCTCCCCATTCTATATCAAATTCACCTGAATAATATTTTTGATGATTTATCGCCGAACATAACGCTTCTGTCATTTTAGGTGCATGTTCGTCTCTGAACACTTCATATAATGTTTTGCCGATCTGGCTCCAGTGAAGATAAACACCTCCGAACTCTCTTTTATATCTATTTTCCTTAAACAACTCATAATCCTCATGATGCAAATCATATCTAGGTGCATTCAGGAATGTTGTTATCTGAGCAGGACGTATCCATTCTGGTTCTATCACTTTTTTCCTATAAGCTTCAACCCAACTCTCTATTTCGTGACATAGGTTGTTCAGTTGTCTAATAGCATATTTGGTTTCGTGGTCGGACTGTTTGTAGTACAGGGAAAGTTGCCATGCGGTGCCCTGCAGGTCCTCAAAATATCTATGTAGTAGATTACAAGCCTCGTGTTTTAATCTCAGCCCCAATGTTTTTTTTATATCACCATCCAGGGCATTGCCCACTGGTAAATTTCTGCTGTATTGAAAATCATCCGAGACAAATGGCTCTATTTTTTGGTAAGGAGGATCAAAATTAAACGAATTAATTTGTTCAATATTTTTGTTCAATTCTCTGCACAAAAAATTTAGATTTCTTTTAGAGTCTGCCCATCCCAGGAAACAGAAATTCTTTTCAAGCACCCTCTTTTGTTTGAGATTGTCTCGAAGTGCTTCTGTGAATCTTTTGCCTAATGGTGTGCTGTATATGTCAACTTTGACTTTTTTACCGTTGTAGTCTATTAGGATTTTATCTTCTAGTGTAGATGGCACTGTTTGCTCCGTGTTCTGCACATTCCACACTCTCCACCCAACATCTTCCATCTGTCTTGACTGTTATTAGATTGTTCGCGAAGTTGAAGGCGTGTTCGGCAAACTTCTCTGTGCCCACACCGTCAAACAATCTGATCTCAGCTAGGTCCAATTTCTCCAGTTCCTTGAACTTCTCGAGATGTGGGTCCGTCATGTCCAATGCAAGTTTATGATCGAACTGATCCTCCAGCCACTTCTTCAAAGGTTTGAGTCCACCAAAGTCCACTGCCCAATTTTTATCGTCTAGTTTCTCACATCCAAATGTGAATTTGAATTGTAAACTGTATCCGTGTAACAGGTGACAGTGTGAGTGATCTGCGTTGGGTTGTCTGAACACACAGGCCAAGCCTATGTTGTGTCCGTATGTTTTAGTCGAGTAGTATGCCATCAGTTTAACCTTTTTTTTATGTTGTCCATTTCAAATCCAAATTCTGCGGATTTTTCCCTGATTGTGTCAGTGAGTTCGTTTGGGATATTTAACTCGCCATCTATGATGCTCTTTAAAAAATGTATCAGCACGGAGAACTCGGTGCTCTTGGACACTTTCTCTGGATCTATACCTTTGTCTTCCATCACATGTAGCATGGCTTCCGTGACATCTATCAAGGTCTCTATGCTCTTGCTGTGTTTCCCGAAGTGTGACATTATACGATGATCTTTGGTTTGTCAGGCACGACCACTTTGGAGAATATCCTCTTGTACTCGTCCTCGATCTTGTCGTTGACCATTGCGATGGATATCACGTGTGTCTTGGATATGTCTATCTTTTCAACTTGATTGGCAGTGGAGAAAAATGTACCAAATGCAAGACCCTGTGGTCCGTTCATCAGCACAAGTGCTTTCTCTATACTGATGTAAGAGTCCGCTCCGCCTTTGTAAGTTGCAATGACTTCTTCTCCTGAAGCCAGTTTAAGAGTGATAAGATCTCCATCTTTGTATTTTTCAAACATATCACTATTATAAACTATCCTAGGAGTTTGTCAATGTATTTCTTCAGTTCCTTGTCCTCGACGTTGGGTGGTATGTGATCGTGGAAGAATATCTGGTAACTGTCCGATCCATACTTGCCTATGCCGTGTAGGTCGCTGGCCTCCCGTCGGTCCCATGTGAGGTACTGTTCGGTCATTTTTCTTATTCTCTTGGACCGCACCTCCCACATGCCCAGGGGTCGCAACATCTCCTGTTGTGTCTTCAGTCTGCCACGCAGGTACGCTTGGGGATTGGGATACCTCGCGAAAAGTTTTGGTAAGATTATCTTGACGTGTTTCCTGTAGGTTAGATTCAGGCACATGACGGCCACCATGTGTTTCCATTTCTTGTGTGGTGCCCTCAGTTGTTGTTGCACCATCAGGTGTTCCACCATTGGTCTAGTCATACAACAATTTTATACGAGATTACTTTTTTGTCAATCAGCTAGAAAAGAAAGTTCAGGCCAGAGTTTGTTAAATTGTCCCGTGTTGTTAAACAGTTTCTCATTCTTGTCGATAAAAACTGCCAATGCTTTTCTGGTTTTGTCATCTGTGTCATTTGACACCTTGTTAAAACTTTCAATTTTTGATTGGAAATATGCTTGTTCCATGGGTGTACTGTCTGTTTCCAGGTATTTTCCTGTCTCGACAACAATCTTGTCTAACACATCTGCACCATATTTTTCCACAGAAAGTTCTTCGGGCTGTGAATAATTTTGCCATACTATTTCGATGTTTTTCCTGTGAGGATTTCTACTATCGAACTTATGGGGGAAGAAGGAAAGTGCTTCTCTGGCAAAATCCTTAAATTCACACAGGTGAGTGGCATTGAGTAAATGGAACAGACCCATGAATTGTATCTCGTGGTCATTTTTCTCAGGCGGATTCCTCACTTCTTTGCCTAGTGTTTTAAGGTTGTCGATTAAAGTCTGCCATGTTGACCCTTGCCTTACGTACTCGTATCTCTCACCGATGTTCTCGAGGCTTATGTGCCAATTGACTTTCTGCCTCTGTAGTAATTTTTCAAACACCTTGCTCTTGGTTAGATCCGTGCTGAAATTGGAGATGATGTCGATCTTCACATGTGACGGTATTGTGTCTAACAGGTCGGCATTTTCTTTCATAAGCAATGGTTCCCCACCCACCATGGCAACAGTTTTCAGATGATCACCTTTATCTGCAAAGAATGTTGTTATCTTGCCCTTGCTGTCTCTGTCATTCTTCAACTGGTGCACAGACAACGCCGATGCCCATTTGGAACTGAATGTTGGATTGCAATACACACAGATGCTGTTACATGTGTTGTTCCATCGTGCATCAAAGATCACAGGATACTGATACTCGTCGTCCGCCGCGGCTATGTCAAAATCTTGGTTGTAGGAATTATGCCAATCCTGTTCGCTACTGAGCCCATTGCTTTTGGTATTGATACATGATTTACAGTATTCCTCCGGCAATACACCTTGCTTGATACTGGCCCTGACTTTTTTTAACCTATCACTGGCCAATGCTGACTCTATGGTGTCTGTATTGATGTTACCTAGTTTGAATCCACCAGCACAACAGGTAGATATTCCTCCATCCACTTGAATGTGTAGACCCCTCCACGGTGCCGCACAATAATTCT